GCAGATCGCCGAACAGCACATCACGCCCGCGGAAGGCACGCCGTAATGGTGGTCCGGCTCCTCACGGGGCTGTCCGGGCCGGACGTCTCGCACGCGGCGGGGGATCTCTACACCTGCGACGAGGCCACTGCGGCGCGGCTCGTCGCGGCGGGGTTCGCCGAGGCGACCGACGCGCGCACGGCCGCCGTGACGGGGCCGACGGAGGCGGCGGTGCGGAGCCCGGCGCGTGGCCGGGTCGGGCGCCCGCCGAAGGGGCCGTGAGACTCAGTCTCGTGACGGCGCCGACGGTCGAGCCGCTGACGATCGCGGACGCCAAAACGCATCTGCGGTTCGTCGAGACGGTCGAGGATGCGCTGATCGTGGCGCAGATTCGCGCGGCGCGGTCCGAGGCGGAAACGTATACGGCCCGTGCGCTCCTGTCGCAGACCTGGAAGGCCTCGTATGACGCCTTCCCGAGTGATGCTGGGCCGATTGTGCTGCCGAAACCGCCGCTGATCTCGGTCACGTCCGTGCAGTATGTCGATCTGGACGGCGTGGCGCAGACGTGGAGTAGCGCGCTCTACGCCGTCTATCAGTTCGCGACGGGCCATCCGCACGCGCAAGCGGGGTATCTCGCGCCGATCTACGGGGGGTCGTATCCGTCGACGCGCGTCATCCCGGAGGCGGTGCGCGTGACGTTTGTCGCCGGCTACGGCACGCGGGCCGATCAAGTGCCGGCGGCGATTGCCGCGGCGATCAAGATTCGGCTGAGCGATCTGTTCGGCCTCGATCGCGAAACGGCGTCGAGCGAGATGAAGCCGTGGGGCCCGGTCGAGCGGTTGCTCTGGCCGTTCCGGGTGTGGGAATGATCGGCACCTTGCGCGAGCGGGTGACGCTCCAGACGGCGGTCGCGGCCGCCTACGCGCTGGCCTCGCTCACGCGCAGCAGCACGACGGCGACGGCGACGACGAAGCTGGCCCATGGTTACACGACGGGCGACTATGTGACGGTCGCGGGCGCGACGCCGTCGGCCTACAACGGCCGGGTGAAGATTACCGTGACCGGCACGACGACGTTCACCTATACCGTGGCCGGGTCGCCGGCCACGCCCGCGACGGGGACGATCACGGCGACGTATACGAGTGACGCGCAGCTCGGGCGGAAGGCCGTGTGGCGTGATGTCGCGACGGTGTCGGCCGCGCTGATCCCCGTGCGCGCGAGTGAGCGGTTGCAGGCATCGGCGGTGACGGCCGTGACTGACTTGCGCTTCAAGATTCACACGCGCGCGGGGGTCGTACCCTCGATGCGGGCGACGTGGACGCCGACGTGGCCGCCGGGGGCCACGGCGCAGACGCTGCAGATTCTGGGCGTGCTGCCTGAGGGCGACGGGCGCGCGTATCTCGTGCTCGAGTGTGGGGCGGTGACGGGATGAGCCTGACCGCGGCGTCTCCGGTGCTTGAGGGGGTGGCGGCGCTGATCCTCGCCGACAGCGCGCTTGTCGCCGCGACGATCGGCGGCTGGCACAGTGACGTGCCGCAAGCGCCCACGTGGCCGTTCGGGTGGGTCGAGGTGCCGGGCGAGATCGAGAGTCGCGGGTTCGGCACGGGCGGGCTTCCGACGGTGGATCTAAGGACGCACGTTTTCAGCCAATACGGCGGGCTACAGGAAGCACGGACGATTGATCGCCTCGTGGTTGATCTATTGAAGGACGCGCTGATGCCCGTGACGGGGTATGCCCAGTGCGGGCAGGTGACGTATCGCGAGACGGTGACGCTCACCGACGAGTTCATCAACGGCGTGAAGTGTCACGAGGTCGTATCGAGTTTCACGATCTGGGTGGAGGAAGCGTGAGCGAGCCGACGCGCGCGATTCTCGATGCGTCGGGCCGACCGGCGCGGGCGACCGTGCGGACGGACTGTCCGCGGTGTCACGCGCCGGCCTCCGAGCGGGTCGCGTCGGCGGGCTTCGGATCGCCGCATGATGTCTGCCGGCAGTGCGGCCATGAGTTCGACGTGTTGACCGTCACGCTGGGCGGGGGGACGTAAATGCCAGTCACCGTCACCAAAGGCAAGTTCGGATCGGCCGGCGGCTGGCTGCTCGTGGATGGCTACAGCCTCACCAGCATGAAGCTCAAGAACTTGCGCTACAAGTTCGCGGCGAAGCAGGAAGAGACGACGGGCCTCGGCGACACCTGGCAGGAGTTCACGCCCGCGGGGCAGCTCACGGCCGAGATCGCGCAAGACGGCGGCTACTTCGACACGAACGCGAACGCGGGGCACGCGGCGCTGAACGCGGGCTATCCAACGACGCCGCAAGGCGCCACGCGCGTCTTGTGCCTCGGCCTCGGCGGGCAGACGAAGGGCTATCCGTTCGTCGGGATGGAAGGCGTCTACCAGCAGAGTTACGACGTCGCGGGTGCGGTCGGCGATCTGACGAAGGCGAACGCCGAGTATGCGATGGTCGGCCGGCTCTGGCACGGCGAGATTCTGCAGGAACTGGCGGCGAAGACGGCGGACTGGAACACGAAGACGGACGGCCAGTCAGTCGATTCCGGCGCGGGCACATCCAACGGTGGCTACGCCTTCCTGCACGTCACGGCCTACTCGGGATTCACGAACTGCATTTTCAAAATTCGGCACTCGACGGACGACACGTCGTATGCCGACCTCGTGACGTTCGCGACGATCTCGGCCGCGCCGGGCAAAGAGATCATCGTCGTCGCGCCTCTCACGACCGTGAATCGGTATCTCTGCGTGGACGGCAACGTCACGGGGAGCGGGTCGATCACGGCGTGGGTTGGGCTCGCGCGAGGGTGAATGGACGCGGCCACAGTGGGGCGCTGGGCGGCGACGGCGGCGGTGTGGGAAGCCGAGGCGCGCGGGGCATTGCGATCACTCGCGGGCGACGACGCGGAGCGGGCGGTCACGGCGGATTTGGTGCGGGCGATCGTGGCGGTGAATCGGTCGCTGGATAAACTAATTGTGGTGCGCGCGCACGCCGCGTATCAGGCACTCGTCACGAGGGAGTAACCATGCCTGGCAAATACAGTTCACAGAACATTACGATCACGTATGACTCGACGGCCGGCGGGTCCGGGCAGGCGGTCACGAACTACGTCCTCACGATGGGCGGGGTCAAGATCACGTCCAAGATGGAAGTCTCGACCGCGTTCGGTGACACGTGGGAAGAGAACATCCCCGCGGGGAACGTCAAGCTCGAGCCGATCACGCTCGAAGGCCACTGGGACACGACGGCGACGAGTGGCCCGCACGTGGTCTTCATCGACCCGGACGATGGCCCGCAGGACGGCACGCGGACGCTCGTGATCGTGTTCGGCGACACGAAGACGATGACGGTCGAGACGCGCCTGATGAGTTACGAAGTGCTGGGCCAGGTCGGCGCGCTGACGCGATTCAAGGCGGAGATTGTGCCGACGGGTGCGGCGGTCTGGTCGTAAGTCACGGTCCCGGCGTGCTCTGACCGCGCTGCTGATGCGCCGCGCGGATCCGAGCGCTCCTTTGGAGGTAGTTCCGATGTCCATCTTTGCGTCCGACACGCGCGTCATCATTCCACTGCCGCAAGATCCGCCGCACACGGTCACGTTGCAGAAACTGACACGCGCGCAGTTCCTGGAGGCGATCGCGACGGACACGCTCGAAGCGCGGATCGCGTTTCTCATCACGCATGGGCTCGTCGGGTGGTCCTACGACAAGCCCATTTCCCAGGCGACGATCGCTGATCTCGGCGTGGACGATGCCACGTTCATCAGCGACGAAGTGCTCTATCTCGCGCGGCCGGCGATGCGCGCGGCGCTGGCGGAGGCGACGGCGGGCACAGCCGTGGAGGAGGAGCGAAAAAACGTCTAACCCGATTCCACCGTGCGCTCGACGGATCGGGATCGGTGCCGTGGGAGTTTCAGATCGAGCGATTGCGGCAGATGTTTCCGGGGCGGTTGCCGTCGGAACTGATGGCGGAATGGCAGGGGTTGCCGGTGGATACGATCGAGCGGATGGCCGAGTATGGCGCGTATGCCGAGGCGCACGGGTGCCTGGGGTTGCCGTTCAAGGAACGCCCGAAGTCGGAGTTGATGGATCTCGCGGAACGGATCGAGGACGCGCTCACGCGCGAGGCGATCGAGGCGGAACAGCATGGCTGATGGGCTGACGATCACCGTCGACACGGCCGCCCTCCTCGCGGCGCTCGATCAGGTGCCCGATCGGGTGCTGGCGAAGATCCGCGGGCAGGCGCATCTCACGGCGCAGCGGATTGCGCGGGAAGCGCGCGGGCGGATTCATCGTCGCACGGGTCGGACGGCGGGCGGCATCACGGTCAGCGAGCGGCGCGACGGGCGAGGCTATCGCGTCGAGACGAGCGCCGATCCCGACGCGGGCCGGCCGATCTCGCTGGAGTTCGGCACGCAGGTCGCCGCGGCCCGGCCCTTCCTGTTCATCTCGGCGGATCTCGAAGCGAACAGCCACGATCAGCGCATGCGCGCGGCCATTGTCGAGGCGCTCGATGAGGCCGGTTTGGGTGACGCCTGATGGCCGGCAAGAATCCCAAACTGATTGTCGACGTCGCGGCGAATATCGACGAGCTGCGCAAGGGGCTGCGCTCCGGCAAGGTCGAAGTTGAATTGACGTCGGCCGCGATGCAGAAACTGGAAGCCAGTTTCCGCGGGGACACGCTCGTCAAGGAAGCGACCAAGGTCGTCGCGGTTCTCAACAACGTCGGCACCTCAGCGCTCAGTGCGACGGCGGCGACGAAACAACTCGACCTGCTCGATCGCGCGATGGCGCAGATGGGGCGGACGGGGCAGACGGTCGATCCGTCGATGTCGGCGATGGCGCAGCGGTTGCGCGAGATCGCCCCCCCGGCCGACGGCGCCACGATGTCGATCGGGAATCTCTGGGGCAAGGTGACGGGGTTCGCCGGGGCGCTCGGGATCGGGCTGGGCGTCACGGCGCTCGTGGGCTACGGGAAGGCGCTCATCGAGGCGGCGGGCCACACGGTCGACCTCGCCGAGACAACGGGGCTCTCGCTGCAGGGCGTCCAGAAGTTCGGGTTCATCGCGGAGCAAACCGGGGGCTCGGTCGATGACTTCGCGAAAGCAACATTCAAACTCGGCGTCGCGCTGCAGACCGGCGGGCCGCATATTACGGCGGCGTTGCGTGATCTAGGTGTGTCCTACGCGCAGATTCGCGCGCTGGCGCCAGAAGAACAGTTCGATCTCATCGCGCGCGCGCTGTCGGGCGTGGAGAGGCCGCAAGAACGCAACCGGCTTGGCGTGGAGCTAATGAGCAAGTCGTATGAAGCGATTGCGCCGGCCATGCGCCAATACGTCACGCTCATCGACAAAGCCTCAACCGCGATGGACAAGAATGTTATCGCGATCGATCGGGGCAGCGATGCGGTCAGCGGGCTCATGACGACGGCGGACGCCTTCGTGACGGACACGCTCGGCCGGTTGGTGCGCGGCGTAGAGCAGTGGGGCAAGTGGCTGGAGGCCGCGAACGGCGGCACGATTGCCGTGAAGGTTTCTACCGAGGATCTGGCGCGTGCGGCGGTGCTGCTCGCGAATGTGCAGGATCCGCTCGGCGCGAAAACGAAGTTCATCGCGGAGATGACCCGCGAGTACGCCGCCGCGAACGTCCAGGCCGGCATGGCGACCGTGTCGACGCGCACGGCGTTGCAGGACTTGGAGCTACGGCTCGACGCGCAACGCGACGTGATTACGATGCTCGCGCCGACCCTGAAGGCGCACATTGTCGATCTCGTGAAGCAAGGAGCCAGCGTCGAGGAGGTCGCGTCGGCCTATCAACATCTCGCGCTGACGCCGTCCACCATCACCAGTATTATCAAGGCCACCGAGGCGCAAGCGAAGGCGTCAAAGGTGGCGGCCGACGCCGCGAAGGATCACGCGGCGCAACTCGCCAAGGCGATGCAGATCCCGCGTGGCAGCACGTCCGAGATTCTCGGCACGACCAAGGACATTTCTAAAAACATCGACGACTGGGGCAAGAACGCCGAGAAGGCGTTGCCGCACATCGCGGACGTCAAAATCGAGACGGGCAAGGTGCTGATGCCAGCATCTCAGATCACGAAGCAACAGGAAGACTTCGAGAAGTCTGTGATTCGCACACTGCCGCCGATTCGCACCACGGCAGATCTCTATGGGCAGATGTTCTCGTCGGTGAGTCTGCTCGGCCAAGGCCTCGGCCAAGCGGGCGACCTGCTGCACTCAAAGGTGCTCACGGGTGTGGGGGCGGTGCTCGACACGTTCACGCGGATCGTGGACACGGCG